AGGATCCCGCCGCACTTGCCGAAGGTTTTCAGATGATGGGCGACGACCAACCGTTGATGGGCGCAGCACTAATGGCAGGCAGTATTTTTACAAATATGCCTGCGAATAAGTTAAAAGGTTTACTTAAAAAAGCCGATGAAAAGTTAGATAACCTTAGAACAAGACAATACCAAGCTCAATCTAAAATGAAAGGCGGACTAAGCAAAGCTGATTTTGATGAGGGCTTTAAAGAAAGCAATAAAATTCAAGCAGAGATAAATAAAGCTACGAAAGAAAAAATGCGAATTGAATCTGCACTCGACCAAATGGACGTAAATACACGTTATTTGTCGGACCATCCAACAGCTAAAAAACCAAAACTTACAGATAAAATGGGCAGAGCAATATCCCCTAGAGCTGCCGTAGAGCAGATGAAAGGAAAATTATCAGGCAGTAAAAGTATTTTGCCTGAAAAAGAAGCCTTAGAAAGAAGTGATCGTTTTTTAAATATAAAAAGCGATGGTCGTAGCTTTGGGTCTCATAAAAAAGGAGAGTCTACAAGTTGGTTTATTGATCCTGAAACAAATGAAGTTTTTAAATGGTATTCAGGAGAAGGAGCAACTCCAAGAGGGTATCACGTTAGGCGAGAAGTTCCAGACTTTGTTCGTAAACTTCAAGAATCGTCAAGAAAAAAATTATCAGCTGTTCCTGAGTCAGGCACTAAAGAACCCGATTTTTTCCAAGGACTTGCAGAAAAGAATCCAAGTTTCAAAAAGATGTTGGTAGAAGGCAGAAAAGATGAAGGGTTTATCAAAGCTGTAAAAGATGAATCAGGCATTATTAACGCAACTCCTGAGATCAACAGACTGTTCAGGGAAATAAGTGAAAGTCCTTCACGAATCAATACTCCACAGCACCAAGCAGCAGCTAAATTAACAGGCGAACAATTACGAAAAATTAATCAGGGTATTGAAAAATTAGAGCCTACTGAAAGAGACAGAGTAGCAGAACTGATACAGAAGTTATTAGAAGATCGTTAATGACTACAAACAGAGAGAAGCTCAAGGCTTTAAAAAATATCGACGTTTCTTATCTTAGCAAAGCTGAAGCGAAAGAGTTTACAATTCTTTTAGAAGAACTCGAAAAGCGCGAGTTTCAAGAAAAAGCCACAGGAACTTTTTTAGATTTTGTTAAATCAATCTGGGGCGAGTTCATTTCGGGCGATCACCACGAGAAGATGGCGAAGGCTTTTGACGATATAGCCAGTGGTAAACTAAAACGTTTAATCATCAATATGCCGCCACGTCATACGAAGTCTGAATTTGCTTCGCATTTATTCCCCGCGTACCTTTTGGGAAAGAATCCGAAACTAAAAATCATCGAAGCAACACACACCGCCGACTTAGCAATTAACTTTGGTCGTAAGGTTAGGGATTTGATCGACGGAGAAGAGTATCACGAACTCTTTCCTGAAACAGAACTAAAAGCGGACAGTCGTTCGGCGGGTAAGTGGTTAACAAACAAAGGTGGGGAATACTATGCAGCAGGTATTGGGGGTGCACTTGCTGGTAGGGGAGCGGATTTGTTTATTATTGATGACCCACATTCAGAACAAGACGCGATGTCCGATAAAGCGATGGAAGAAGCATATGAGTGGTTTATGGCGGGTCCGCGACAAAGGCTACAACCAGGAGGTGCAATCGTAATTGTGATGACCCGTTGGTCTAAAAAAGATTTAACAGGCAGATTAATTAAGAAAATGGCACAAGATCAGGGCGCAGATCAGTGGGAAGTGATTGAATTTCCTGCAATATTACCTAGCGGAAAGCCTCTTTGGAAAGAATTTTGGAAATTAGAAGAACTTGAAAGCATAAAAGCCTCCGTTAGTCCGTCAAAATGGGCGGCACAATACATGCAACGACCAACAGGTGAGGGAATATCAATTATTCCTAAAGATTGGTTTATGGTTTGGGAAGAAGTAAAACCGCCAAAATGCGACTATATCATTCAATCGTACGATACGGCTTTTCTAAAAAGCGAAAGAGCCGACTTTACTGCAATTACGACATGGGGAGTTTGGTACCCTGAAGGCAAAATTGGCGAAGAAATGTACACGGGCAACGAAGCGCACTTAATTTTGATTGATTGTATTAAAGAACGGTTCGATTTCCCCGAACTAAAAGCAGAAGCGCTAAGATTATACGAATTTTGGGATCCCGATACAGTAATTATCGAGGCAAAAGCCAGTGGTATACCGTTGGTTCAAGAATTACGGCGCGTGGGTATTCCCGTAAACACTTTTTCTCCAGGAAAAGGGCAAGATAAAATAGCCAGACTAAATTCAGTTTCCCCAATATTCCAAGATGGGCGCGTTTGGGTACCTGATAACAGGTTCGGTGAGGAACTTATGGAAGAAGTTAGTGATTTTCCTGGAGGCGAACACGACGATTTAGTAGATGCGACAACTTTAGCCCTAGCGCGGTTTAGAGAGGGTGGATTTTTGCAACTAACAACGGATTATTATGAGCCTGAAGAATATTATCCGACGGAAAGAGTTTATTATTGATAAAATAAAGGTATGATTTACAGACATGGCTATTGAACAACAACCCTTATCCGTACTTTCTCCAGCGGAAGAAGAGATTGAACTCGAGATTATAGATCAGCCTGAAGAAGAAACGGAAGTTTTTATTCAGCCTGATGGAACTGTTGTTATGGGAAGCGATATGCCCGATCCAGTAACAACAAAGTTTGGAGAAAACATTGCGGAGTCTTTAGATGACCGCGAATTATTTACAATCTCGAACGAATTAGTCGCTTCTTTCGAAGAAGATTTAGATTCTCGTAACGATTGGTTTCAAACATATACAGAAGGGCTTGATTTATTAGGCATAAATGCTGAATCAAGATCACAACCGTTTATTGGCGCTTCAGGAGTACACCATCCGATACTAGCGGAAGCCGTAACTCAGTTTCAAGCGCAAGCATACAAAGAATTATTGCCAGCAGGCGGTCCTGTTGACACAGAAGTTTTAGGTGTAACGGATGACGCGAAGTTAGAAAAAGCAAATCGCGTCAAAAACTTCATGAATTACCAAATTACTTATAAAATGGAAGAATACGATCCAGAAACGGATCAGCTTTTGTTTTATTTACCGCTTTCAGGTTCCGCATTTAAGAAAATTTATTACGATCCTGCGGTTGGACGCGCTGTAGCACGTTTTGTTAAGTCAGAAGATTTAGTTGTTCCGTATTATGCGGTTGATTTACTAACTTCGCCACGAATAACTCACGTTATTCATATGACTGAGAACGAATTGCGTAAATTACAGCTTTCTGGATTCTATCGAGACGTTGATTTGATGTCTCCTTCAGGTTCGATTGAAGATACAGAGGTCGATGCGAAGCTGGATGAGCTTCAAGGACTAACTCGTACTGCATCGGATGAAGAATATACGCTTTTAGAGATGCACGTTGACTTAGATATCGCGGGTTACGAAGATACAGACGATAACGGCGAAGAAACAGGTATTGGACTGCCGTATATTGTAACAATTTGCAAAGATAACAACGAGATACTCTCAATTCGTCCAAATTACGACGAAAATGACCCGATGCGCAAGAAAATTGAGCATTTTACGCATTATAAGTTCCTTCCAGGACTTGGATTCTACGGATTTGGCTTAATTCACATGATGGGCGGACTAACTAAGTCTGTTACTGCGATTTTACGTCAATTAATTGACGCAGGCACACTTTCTAACCTTCCAGCGGGTTTTAAATCACGAGGATTGAACATTCAACGTCATGATGATCCGTTACAGCCTGGAGAATGGCGAGATGTAGACGCTCCTGGAGGAAAACTTGCAGATTCGTTTTTACCGCTTCCATATAAGGAGCCAAGCAATACATTAACTGCATTATTAGGTTCTTTAGTTGATTCGGGTAAAAGATTTGCCGCAACAATAGAAGATCCGACAGGTGATGGCAATTCTCAAGCTCCAGTTGGCACAACGGTAGCACTTTTAGAAAAAGGACAACGGGTAATGTCTGCAATTCATAAAAGACTGCATTACGCGCAACGTTGCGAGTTTAAAATTCTAAAAAGGGTGTTTGGTGAATTTTTACCGCCTGAATATCCGTATCAAGTACAAGGGGCTTCCGAAAACGTATTTAAAGAAGATTTTGACAGCAGCGTAGACGTTATTCCTGTAAGTGATCCAAATATTTTCAGTATGACGCAAAGAATTACTTTAGCGCAAACACAACTACAAATGGCGCAATCTGCACCTGAATTACACGATTTACGCGAGGCATATCGTAAAATGTACCTTGCTTTAAACATTAAAGACATCGATTCAGTTCTTCCTCCAGAAGAGGAAGTACCACCGAGAGATCCGATTAGTGAGCAAACTGCAGCACTAACAGGTGATCCGATAAAAGCCTATGATTTTCAAAATCAAGAAGCATATATCGCATCTCACTCCGCATTTTTACAAAATCCGATGGTTCAACAGAATCCAGTTGCTGGTCAGGCAATTAGTGCAAATATACAAGAACGACAAGCAATGCTATACAGATTACAGGTTGAACAGGCACTTGGTCAACCGTTACCGCCGTTAGACGAACCAATGCCACCAGAAATGATGAACGAAATTGCTATGGCAGCTGTTGCGGCGACACAACAAGTTACGGGTCAAGCCCAAGCTATGATGCAGGCACAAATGATGGCGCAACAAGATCCGCAACGACAAATGTTCGAGCAACAGTTGCAATTAGAGCGTGATCAGCTTATGCAAAAAGAACAAGAGGATCTTCGCGACAAAGAAGTTGAAATGGCGAAAGCTCAACTTGATGCACAAGTTAAACGTGAAAAAATTGAAGCAGACGCTAGAAAAGAAGATACAAAAGCTGCTATCGATTTACAAGAACTTGAACAGAAAACAAAAAGAGACGCGGAAAAGAATTATACTGAATTAGTTAAAACCGTTCGAGATACTCGAACTACAAATGGAGAAAAGTAATGCGTGATTATTACGATAATGACAAGTACCCTTCGCCTTCACCTAAGAAAACAAAGCCTGCGCCAAGTTTTCCTAGTGTAGAAGATACCACTAAAATACAGTCGGTAGAAGCGGGCGAATGTCTTGATGAGCCTGAAAAAGCCAAAGTAAAAGCGGCTTACGGGCAGACTAAAGGTCTTCTTTGGTATCGTTCTATTAAGTAATTAATGGACTATATCGTTGCAACGGAGCATTTGCTTCGTAAAATCCGAGAGAGGAAAGAAGCTCTCTCGCAAACGTTGGCTGGCGGTGGTGTTGAGAATTTTGAGCAATACCAACGTGTAGTTGGCGAAATCGCAGGTTTGACTTTCGTTGAACAGGAAATTCAAACCCTACATTCTAATATGGAGGATGCATATGACTAAAACTGTTCCAGACCGAGTAGCTAATTTTGGCAGCACTGATATCGACGAGATTCCTATTGATCCAGTTGAAGAAATCACAGTTGACAATTTAGACTCTCATGCAGACAAGTTACCCAAACCAACGGGATATCGTGTCTTAATATTACCTTTTACTTTACCCGAGAAAACTAAAGGTGGAATTTATCTAGCTAAGCAAACTTTAGACAAGGAAAGACTTGCTACAGTTGTTGGCTATGTAGTTGCTATGGGCTCTGATGCTTATAGTGATCCTCACAAGTTCCCTGAAGGTCCTTGGTGTCAAGTAGGTGATTGGGTTATCTTTGGCAGATATGCTGGAGCTCGTTTTCAAATTGAAGGTGGTGATATGCGACTTTTAAATGACGATGAGATCTTAGCAACTATCCAAGACCCCGAAGCAATATTATCATAAACTAACCACATGGAGAAGACCATGCAGCAAGAAGCAGAAAACCAAGACATTGAATTAGAACTTCCTGGAGAGGAAGAGGATGTCGCTGTTGAGGAGGCAACTCCCGAACAGGAATCTAAGAAGGACGAGTTAGATCAAATCAGTGATTCGGTTCAAAAACGAATTGATAAGCTAACTTATAAAATGAGAGAGGCAGAAAGACAGCGAGATGAAGCTGTTAATTATGCTCAAAGTATTACCGAAAACAATACCCAACTCAAAGAAAAACTAAAGAATTCCGATTCTTCCCTTTTCAAAGAGTACGATAATAGAGTACAATCGGATATTGAAAAATCGAAAATACTTTTAAAAGAGGCACAAGATGCAGGTGATGCGAACGCGATTGCAGACGCTACTGAAAAACTTTCAAGAGCTAGTGCTGAAGCTGAAAACCTTAGACGTTTGGCAGCTCAGCAGCAAATTAGGGAGCAAAAACAAGCTCAAGAAGTTCCTGTTGAATCTTATCAGCCGTCTTTACAGCCTGAACAACCTCAAGTTGACCCTAAAGCAGAGGCTTGGGCTAAAAAGAACGAATGGTTCGGAGACGATCAAGCGATGACTTTTGCAGCTTTCGGAATTCATAAAGAATTAGTAGAGCAAGGAGTTGATCCAACATCTGATGAATATTACCAAATGGTTGACAATAAGATGAGAGATAATTTCCCCCATAAATTTTCACAAGAGCAATCTGCCCCCGTGCAACAGGTTGCTGCCTCTAGCAGAGGTGCTAGTGGGAAGAAAAATGCGCGCAAAGTAAAGTTGACACCGAGTCAAGTAGCAATAGCGAAAAAACTCAACGTGCCACTAGAAGAATATGCTAAGCATATCGAAGGAGTATAAAATGACAGAAGAAATAAAAAATTCAGAAGTCGCAACAGATCGAAACTCACGATCTGCAGAGACACGAGACTCTCAAACTCGCAGAAAACCTTGGCAACCCCCGTCTATGTTAGACGCACCCGAAGCTCCTCCTGGATATAAATTTAGGTGGATTCGTGAAGCCACTCGAGGCGAAGATGATAAATCTAATATGTCTAAACGTATTAGAGAGGGATATGAACCTGTGAGAGCAGAAGATTATCCTGATTTTGAAGCGCCGACTATCGAAAATGGTTCTCACAAAGGAGTCATTGGGGTTGGAGGATTAATACTCGCTAAAGTTCCAGTAGAAACTGCAGCAGAGCGTAATGCTTATTTTCAAAAACAAGCACAAGACGCAATGCAAGGAGTTGATCAGAACTATATGCGAGAGAGTGACCCTAGAATGCCTATTAAGGATAGTGATATCCAACGGTCTTCTAAGGTTGAATTTGGTAGTAGGAAAACTTCCGACGAATCGTAACTTGTATTAACAAAGGAGATAATCATGGCTAATACAGATAAACCTGATGGTTTTACACCCGCATACCATATGTATGGTGGTGTCATTCGTCCTGCAGAGATGAGAATCGCTAGTGGTTACGGAACAGCTATTTATAGCGGTGACGTAGTTACTCTTTCTAGTGGTTATGTTCAACAAGCAGGCGCGACAGACACTCCCATAGGGGTATTCTACGGTGTATTTTACACCGCGTCTGATGGCACACCTACGTTTTCTAAAGTATGGACAGCAAGTACAGCCACACAAGGTAGTGCAGATGCTGAGGCTTTGGTTTATAACGATCCTGGTATCGTTTACGAAGCTCAATTTACAGCTGGAACTCCAGCAGTAAGTTTTATCGGCAATAAGTACACTCTTTCTACAACTGCTGGTAGTTCAACTACTGGACGGTCTAAAGAAGGAGTTACTGCAACTACTTCAAGTGGTGTTGCTTTATGTGTCGGTTTCGCGGACACTCCTAGTAATTCTATAGGAGCATATGCACGTGGACTCTTCACATTCCCAACTAATACATTCGCAGTCTAATTAGGAGAATAACATGGCTATAAACAGAGCACAACTCGTAAAAGAACTTGTCCCTGGACTTCATGCTCTCTTTGGATTAGAGTACGAAAGGTATAATAATGAACACGAAGACATCTTCGACACTGAAAGTTCTGAAAGAGCTTTTGAGGAAGAAGTAATGTTGACGGGTTTCGGGGAAGCACCTGTTAAAGGTGAAGGCGCTGCTGTCATCTATGATACTGCACAGGAATCGTGGACTGCTCGTTATTCGCATGAAACAATCGCACTAGCGTTCGCGCTAACAGAAGAAGCAATCGAAGATAACCTCTACGATACACTTTCTTCTCGTTACACAAGAGCACTAGCACGTTCGATGCAACAAACAAAGCAAGTTAAAGCGGCTAACGTTCTTAACAATGCTTTTAGTTCATCTTATGTTGGCGGTGATGGAAAAGAGCTTTGCGCTACAGACCATCCAACCGTTGCGAACGTGGATCTTGCGAATGAGCTGTCTACAGCTGCAGACCTCAACGAAACTTCTCTTGAACAGTCTTTGATTGATATCGCAGGCTTTAAAGATGAGAGGAATCTCAAGGTCAACGCACAGGCTAGGAAACTTATTATTCCACCTGCTTTGCAATTCGTAGCAGATAGGCTTATGGAAACTCCAGGAAGAGTTGGTACTTCAGATAATGACATCAACGCAATTCGCAACATGGGAATGATTGCGGAAGGCTACGTTGTTAATCATTATCTAACAGATACTGATGCTTTCTTTATCAAAACTGACGTTCCTAACGGACTTAAACATTTCGTTAGAACTGCCGTATCTACCAGCATGGAAGGAGACTTCGAAACTGGTAACGTAAGATACAAGGCTAGAGAGCGTTACAGCTTTGGTTGGAGTGACTGGAGAGGCATTTTTGGCTCACCAGGAGCGTAGTTCCATTTACGTGAACTTGAAAGGGAGCTTCGGCTCCCTTTCTTTTTTGTCTTTTCTATTATAGAATGATAAACATCTAGGGGTAAACTTGTCCTACAGACTGACCTAGCAGACTCGCCAAGACGGTAGGACTTATTTTTTCTTAGGAGGAAATTATGGCACAATCAACCTTTTCAGGTCCAGTAAAATCATTAGCTGGTTTTATATCAGCGGGTAATGCTAATGTAGTTAGCCTTACTGCTGACACTTCACTTACGGTAGCTTCTCATGCAGGCAAAGTATTAACATGTAATGACGCAGATGGTAAATTTACTTTACCTTCTATCGTTGCAACTGCCCCTGGACGAGATGACGATCCAAATCAAACTAACAATCTGGGAGCTACTTTTATATTTATCGTAGAAACTGCTGCAACAGATATGGACATACTAACTGACGGAACAGATAAATTCGTTGGTGGTCTATATACTGGTAAAGATGACGCAACAGGTAAAACGTTTATTTCAGGCGCGTCTAATGACGTTATTACTATGAACGGAAGCACTAAGGGCGGACTAGCAGGCAGTATCGTAAAAGTAACTGCTATGGCTTCTGCGAAATACGCGGTAGAGGGAATTATACTTGGTTCAGGAACTATAGTAACTCCATTTGCTGACGCTTAATATTAGGAGAACATTATGAGTTCATCAGATGTAAAAGCCTCTGTGCCTTTAACGGCTACGGGTCAATTACAGGGAACCATTGGTAGTGGAGCGGGAACAGCAACTAATTTAGGACCTATCCGAATTCAGTCTGTTCAAGCCCAGTCAAGTGCTGCAGATGCAACTATAAAAGTTTATGACGGCACAAGCGCTTCTGGAACTAAACTTCTAATGGAGTTTAAATTTGGCAGTGCTGCTAATGAGTCGTTTGATCATTACTTACCTAATGATGGAGTTAAATTTAATACAGGCGCTTACGTCGTATTAGCTAACTGCGACTTTTTCGTTGCTTATCACTGTTAGTAATGGCAACCTCTGGCACTCGCGCATTTAATTTAGATGTAGCGACAGCGATAGAAGAAGCATACGAACTTGCGGGTTTAGAAGCCCGCACTTCGTATGACGCAGTTACAGCTAGACGTTCTCTAAATATCATGTTTGCCGATTGGTCAAACAGAGGTATTCAAATGTGGGAAGTTTCTAAAGTAGAACTAACCCTTACTGAAGGCGATAATGATTATTCTATTAATGATTACGACATCGATATTTTAGATGCTTATATTCAAAGAACGGTCAATGATGTTGTTACTGATTACTCTTTAGATCGTATAGATAGAAATGAATATGTTGGTATTCCAAATAAAGCAACAAAATCAAGACCAACCGAGTTTTGGTTAGAGCGTTTGAAAACTCCAGTTATTCATTTATATCCAACACCAGAGAACTCAACGGACAAACTCATTTACTATGTTTGGCAAAGAATTCAAGATTCGACAGCTTCTGTTAATGATGTTGATATTCCAAGTCGTTTTATGCCTTGTTTAGCTTCTGGACTGGCTTATTACTTATGTTTGAAGAAAAACGTTCAAAAGATACCTATCATAAAACAACAGTATGAGCAAGATTTGGCTAATGCTTTAAAATATGATGAAGATCGTTCGTCGATTAGACTTGTTCCAAAACATGAGTATATATAATGAGCTATGCCAGTGGTAAATATGCGCAGTTCATATGTGATACTTGTGGATGGGCTTTTCCTTATAAAACAGCAAAAACAACATGGGAAGGAAATAGAGTTTGTGGAGAGTGTTATGAACCTAAACATCCGCAACTAGATCCTCCTCCAATAACAGCCGATCCAGAATCTTTGTGGAAACCACGTCCAGAAGTTCCGATGCCGCAAAGTCAATTAGGGGCAGTAACGACAGAAGACCCTTCTTCTGCGGTTATTGATTCTAGAGGAACGAATGCAATGTCCTTTACAGATGATCGCATAGGAAGTAAATTTGATGGAGAAGAAGGAACAGGTGAACTCGGCGATATAACAGTGAGTACAACATAATGGCAGGATTTACATACGGCACTTTAAAAACAGCAATTCAGGATTACCTAGATAATTCTGAAACGACATTTACTAATAACTTAGATAATTTTATCCAAACAGCAGAAGAAAGAATTTTAAAAGCAGTTCAGCTTCCTGTTTTTCGTAAAAACGTAACGGGAAGTGTTACCGCTTCTGATACTTATTTAGCGGCTCCTGATGATTTTCTAGCCCCATACAGTTTAGCGGTAATTGACGGCAGTAATAATTACAGTTATTTATTACTAAAGCACGTTTCCTGGATTCGAGATTACACTCCCGCCGTAGCCACAACTGGCGAACCCCTTTACTATGCTATTTTCGATAATGATAGTTTTATATTAGCACCAACACCTAATTCTAATTATAGTGTAGAGCTTCATTATTATTACCGACCTAACTCATTAACAACAGTTAGTTCTAGTAGTCAAACATGGTTATCAGAAAACGCACCAAATGCAATGTTGTATGGTTCATTAGTAGAGGGTGCGGTATTTATGAAATCTGATCCACAAACGATTGCTTTATACGATAGTAAATTTCAGGAAGCATTAGGAATGTTAAAACTTTTGGGGGAGTTTAAAGATGTCAGAGATGAAGCTAGAAACGACCAAATAAAAATTTTAGCACAAACTCCTGATGTCTAAAGAACTTACGGGTAAAAAGATCGCTATTGTTGCGATGGGTAAAAGTCAAATAGACTATCATTTATCTATAAGCCACAGTCAACAATACGATGAAGTTTGGGCTATTGGTTCTATGTGCGCTGTTGTAAAAGCCGATAGAGCTTTTATTATGGATCCAGCAACTCGGTTTTTTGATACTTTCGATGCGGGACCTCAAACACAGGTTATGCGGAGAACTTTACCTAAATTAGATATTCCTATTTATTCTTGCGTGGAAGATAATCGTGTTCCTGGAATAGTTCTATATCCTTTAGATAAAGTTATAAAAGAAACGGGTTGTTCTTATTTTAATAATTCAATTTCTTACGCTATTGCTTTTGCACTTTATAAAAAAGTTGGTTCTATAAATATTTTCGGGGCTGATTTTACTTATAAAACAAACGTTCATTTTGGAGAAATGGGACGAGCTTGTTGCGAATTTTGGTTATCTAAATGCATAACTAAGGGAATTGATATTGCAGTTGCTCCAAGTTCTTCATTGTTAGATACGAATGTTCCTATACAAGAAAAATTATACGGGTATCATAGACTTGAAGATCCTCCTGTTGTTTATATAAACAAAGGAGAACTAACTATTGGAAAAACTTCTGAAGTTTTAGAAGATTCGCCACTTATAGGAGTTTCAGGAAGAAAAGATATAGGACCACCAGAACCAGAGAAATATTAATGCAAACAGATAAATTTGAAATTTCGATAGGAAATCTTGGAGTTACGACAACAGATCGTCGGGGACATACGGTAGAAGAAGTTGCTGAAATGGCAACTAACAAATTAGTTTCAGTTGCAGATACTGCACCTGGACCAATAAAAGCACAGGCACATGCTTTTAAAAATTTGTGTCAAAATATTATTACTTATTATATGCAAGAGGCGATTAAAAACCATATGTGTACCATAGGTAATCAACTAGAGTCGCAAGGTCATAAAGATCTTGCGGAAATTATAAGGAGACTATAATGGCTATAACGCAAGCGATGTGTACTTCTTTTAAGAAAGAACTTCTTGAAGGAACGCATAACTTCAAAGCGACTGGAGGTAATACCTTTAAACTTGCTTTGTACACTAGCTCCGCGACCATGAGTGCGGCTACCACAGCCTATAGCACAGGTCAAGAAGCATCAGGAACGAACTATACTGCGGGTGGAGCAGCTTTAACAAATGTCAATCCTACATCATCAGGAACAACTGCGTTTACTGATTTTGCTGATTTGACTTTTGGAACAGCTACTGTTACTGCGAGAGGTTGTATGATTTATAATGATACAGCTACTGGCGATCCAGCAGTTGCAGTTTTTGATTTCGGTGGAGATAAAACTAGTACAGCAGGTAGTTTTACAATATCTTTCCCAACTGCAGACGCAAGTAACGCTGTTATTAGAATAGCGTAAACCAGTATGTCTGGTTGGGGTCGGTCCACATGGGGTGCTGGTCCTTGGGGTGAACCTGCAATTGTTAATGTTACAGTTAATGTAACAGGTGTTGCTGGAACAACTGCATTAGGAACAGAAACCGTTAGTTGTGATGCTAATGTCGCAGAGACAGGTATTGCAGCTACAGGTGCTGTCGGCAGTTTAACTGTAACAGGTGTAGCTAATGTTACAGAGACAGGAGTTGCTGGAACAAGCGCACTAGGATCGTTAAGCATTTCTGCTGATGCGAATGTAAGCGAAACAGGGGTATCAGCAACAGGAGCAATAAATAGTTTAACTGTCACAGGTGTTGCAAACTTATCTGTCACAGGACTAGCGGGAACCACCGCTTTAGGCACAGAATCAGTAAGTGGTGATGCCAATGTCAGCGAAACAGGAGTAGCTGGTACTGGTGCTGTCGGCACAGTTGTTGCAAATGGTGTAGCCCTTGTTGGTGTTAGCGGTACAGCATCGACTGTTGCACAAGGCGATGAAACAGTTACTTGTGACGCAAATGTTTATCCGACAACAGTTGCTGGAACAGGGGCAATTAGCTCTTTAACAATAGCAACACAAAATATTGTATCTATAACAGGACTTGCTGGAACAGGACAGGTTGGTGATGTAAGCGCTATTATAGCTATAAGTGTTTCATTAACGGGATTAGAAGCAACAGGAGTAGTTAGTCAATTACAGGTTTGGGGAAGAATTGTTCCTTCGCAAACACCAAATTATACAGAAGTGACGGAAACTCAAGATCCGAGTTGGACAGAAGTGACGGAAACTCAAGATCCAGGATGGAAGGAAGTTGCTTAATTTTTATAAAAAATGCGCTATAATCAATAAATTGGAGACAGAATATGGCAACTTATGTAAATGATTTAAGATTAAAAGAAATCGCTACGGGCGATGAATCGGGAACGTGGGGGACAAGTACCAATACAAATTTAGAATTAATTGGAGAAGCGTTTGGTAGTGGTTCTGAAGCACTATCTGATGCTTCAACCGCAACGATTACGATGGCATCC